CCGTAACTGGTGACAACCCTGCTGTTCTTAACGACGCTGGTGGCGGTCAGTCAAACTACGGTGTTGACACCGCAATGGGCACCGAAGTTTCGGAAGGTCTGGACAGCGATGGTTCGACTCCTGACTTCCGTGAGATGGGTTTCAGCATCGAGAAGATTGCTGTCACCGCTAAGTCACGTGCTCTGAAGGCAGAGTACAGCATCGAACTCGCACAAGACCTTCGTGCTATTCATGGTCTTGATGCTGAGTCAGAGCTGGCAAACATTCTGTCCTCTGAGATCCTCGCTGAAATCAACCGCGAAGTTGTTCGTACCATCTATAAGTCCGCTAAGGCAGGTGCTCAGTTTGACACCGCTACCGCTGGTACTTTCGACCTGGACGTTGACTCCAATGGTCGTTGGTCGGTTGAGAAGTTCAAGGGTCTTCTGTTCCAAATCGAGCGTGATGCGAACGCAATCGCACGCGAAACTCGTAGAGGAAAGGGCAACATGATCATGTGCTCTGCTGACGTTGCTTCGGCACTGGCAATGGCAGGCGTACTTGATTACACCCCTGCTCTGGAAGGCAACAACCGTCTCGCAGTTGACGAAACTGGCAACACCTTCGCTGGTGTTCTGAACGGTCGTTACAGAGTTTATATCGACCCATATGCAACCATCACCCGTGGTGGCGCTGCAGGTTCGGGTCAGTCGGGTAACCAGTACTATGTCATCGGTTATAAGGGTACTTCACCTTATGACGCTGGCATGTTCTACTGCCCATATGTACCTCTGCAGATGGTACGTAGCGTTGGTCAGGATGACTTCCAGCCACGTATCGGATTCAAGACCCGCTATGGCATGGTCCTGAACCCATTCGCTAAGGGTGCTGCACAACTCAGCAACAGCGATCCTCTGGAAGCAACCAACCTGGGTGCAAACGTTTACTACAGAAGAGTTTCTGTTGCAAACCTCATGTGATCCATTCACATTTTACTGGACCCCTTCGGGGGTCCTTTTTTTATGCCTATAAATATAAACGTGAAGGATTCTATCAATGACCCTCTGTAACGAAAACTTTTTATCCCCATCGGGATTTAAATTAGTAATACCTGGATTTGAAAGTATTGGATTTCAATGCACCAGTGTAAATCTTCCTGGTGTAAGCATGGGTGGTCCCATGCAAGCAACTCCATACAACGATTTCCAACTAGCAGGAGACAAATTAAATTATGATGATTTTTCTGTTACATTTTTAGTTGATGAATCATGTACTAACTATTCATTGATTCACAACTGGATGGTTGGTATGACCTATCCTCAGAAATCTACTCAGTGGAGAGATTTTGCTAAAGAGATGAAGGATAAAAATTATCAAATTGAGAAGTCGTCTGATGAATTTTTAGATCAAGTAGATATCTATTTGCACATCTTAAATAGCAATTTTAATATTTCAACCAAAGCTCATTTTTACAATGCGTTCCCTGTAAGTTTGACTCCTATGGAATACTCAACTGAGGTTACAGACATTGAGTATTTAAGAGCAACTATTACATTCAAGTACACGTACTTTAAACTTTTAGATAAAAACGACAAAGAACTAACATTATGAGTTTGCAAAATCAGATTATTGATGAGTGGAGAATAGATGCTGATATGGGCGATGACCTATTTGAAGCAGCAAGAAACATTCCAATTCTTCACTCTAAATGGATTGACAAGTATTTGAGAATTCAACTACTGAAAAAAGAAAAAGAATACGAGTACAACAGAATATACAAACAGAAGTATAGTTATTATATGGGCAGGGAAGAGGATGCCCCTGATGAAAAGATCATGAAGACAGAAGTTCAAATCTACATCAATGCTGATGATGAGATTATCAGATTAAGGGCAATGGTAGATCTGTATGAGAAGTTAGAGAGCACTGTAAAAGAGATTCTAAATAATATTAACAATCGTTCTTTTCAAATTAAAAATGCGATTGATTGGTTAAGATATTCTAGAGGTATAGATGAGTGACGTTATTATCCGAAAGAAAAATGAAGTATACCTTCAACTAAAGACACCACCCCATATTTCATACGAGTTATCTGATCACTTTACTTTTGAAGTAGAGGGGGCAAAGTTTATGCCTGCCTACAGACAGAAGTATTGGGATGGAAAGATTAGATTATTCTCACCTGGCACAGGAGAAATCTATGCTGGGTTGAGAGAGTATATTGAACAGTTCTGCCAAGAGCGTCAGTATAGTTTTGAATATGCAGACAACGACTTCTTTGGTATGCCCAATGCCGAAGATGAGTTGGTATCTTTTGATGGAGTAAAGTCATTTACTAAACGTTTCTCACCTATCAAGGCAAGGGACTATCAGTACAAAGCAATTTACGAAGCACTGAGAAAGAGAAGGAAACTGATCGTATCTCCTACGGGATCAGGTAAGTCCTTCATGATCTATTCTATTGTTCGTTTCCTTCAAGAAACTGGTCAGAAGATTTTGATTGTGGTTCCAACCACCTCCCTTGTCGAACAAATGTACAAGGATTTTGAATCTTATAGTTGGGATGCCGAAGAGTTTTGCCATAAAGTATATGCTGGTCATGAGAAAGTATCTCCAAAACCAGTAACTATTACTACATGGCAGTCAATCTATAAGCAGCAAAGGAAGTATTTCGAATGTTTCAGTGCTGTTATCGGAGACGAGGCGCATCTTTTTAAGGCAAAGTCCTTGACAGATATTCTTACCAAACTACATCATGCCAAGTATCGTGTTGGATTTACTGGAACCCTAGATGGTAGCAAGACAAATAAACTTGTCCTAGAGGGTTTGTTCGGTCCTCACGAAAAGATTACAAACACAAATGAGCTAATTAAACAAGGGCATCTTTCTAGATTAAAGATCAAAATTATATCACTAAGGCATAACCATGTCAAGTTTGACAGTTATCATGAAGAGATTGATTATTTGGTCTCACATCCTAGAAGGAACAACTTTATCAAAAATCTTTCATTAGATCTTTCGGGTAACACCTTGGTACTATTCAACTATGTTGAACGCCATGGTGAACCACTATATGAATTAATAAATAATAGTGCAAAGGATGGAAGAAAAGTATTCTTCGTACACGGTGGGATTGATGTAAAGGACCGAGAGGAAATCCGAGCAATTACTGAGCAGGAGTCCAACGCAATCATCATCGCTAGTTACGGTACTTTTTCCACAGGCATTAACATTAAGAACTTACACAATATTATTTTTGCTTCCCCTTCAAAATCCAGGGTAAGAAACCTCCAGTCAATTGGTAGGGTATTAAGGAAAGGAGAAAACAAAAATACAGCAGTTCTTTATGACATTGCTGATGACACATCAAAAGATTCAAATAATCCAAACTATACTTTGCGCCATCTTTTTGAAAGAGTAAAGATCTATAATCAAGAGAATTTTGATTATGAGATAATCAACGTTAAATTAAAGAACTAAGTATGGGACCATTTTACGCAAGTATCAAATTTAAAACTGGAGAAGAAATCTTATGCTATGTAAAAATCGCCAATCCTGAAACTGATACTCTTGTAATAGAAAATCCAATAGAGGTAGAAGAGATTGATATCCCTGGAGTAATTCAGGGTATGAAACTTAAAGCATGGATGAAAGTGTCTCATCGATCTCAATTCACTATTTCAGGTGAAGATCTAGTAACTATTACTGAAGTTCCAACTCATGTAATAAACTTTTATAGATCAGGTCTTGATAAACTAGATAACATTAACAATAAAAAAAGACCCCATACTCCTAGAAAGAGAGTTAGAGGTCATATTCCATTAGACAATGATATGGGATTGATATCCTCTATAGATGATGCTAGAGAGTTACTAGAGAAAGTATTCTTAGAAGATATCAAAGATAATAAAGAATCTTAAGTACTTAAAGCTTCTCTGAACTGTTGACCCAGTTATTATACACAGATACGGGGGTCTTGTCAAGCCCCCCTTTATGTGCTACAATGTCATGAGAAGACAATTTAGTTTCAATGTCAAAACAAAAAGAACATTACGTAAACAACAAGGACTTCTTACACGCTATTATCCAGTATAAGAACCGAGTAGAAGCAGCACAAAAAAATGGCGATCCAAAACCACCTGTGGGTGAGTACATCGGGGGGTGCTTCCTTAAGATTGCCACCCACCTTTCCTACAAACCAAACTTCGTCAACTACATGTTCAAGGATGACATGATTGGCGATGGTATCGAAAACTGCATTACATACATTGATAACTTCGATCCCGAGAAGTCAAAGAACCCTTTCGCTTATTTTACTCAGATCATCTACTACGCTTTTCTTCGTAGAATCCAGAAAGAGAAAAAGCAAGTTGACATCAGACAAAAGATGATCGAGAAGTCAGGGTACAGTGAGGTATTCACTGCTGACGAACTTGGCAACGATGTGTACTACGACGGCATTAAGAATTCGCTCGAACAAAAAATGAGGGGTTGAAATGAAGGTTGCGATTATCACTGACCAGCACTTCGGCATGAGGAAGGGTAGTCAGATCTTTCATGATTACATGAAGAGATTTTATGATGAGGTCTTCTTTCCAACCATAGACAAGCATAAGATTGATACTGTCATCGATCTTGGAGATACCTTTGACAATCGTAAGTCAATTGATTTCTGGTCACTGGATTGGGCAAAGGAAAACTACTACAGCAAACTTGCTGACCGTGGTTGTGCTGTAT